GCTAAATCTTAGCTGAAGCTTACATTGCCATTTGTGATAGCAACGTTTGCTAGGTAGTCACCTGCATTACCTAGAGATGATGCAGTGTTTGATAACTCAACATATCCGTAACGAGTCATGAAGCTCACGACTGGCTCGAATGTTGCTGGGTCCATTACAACACCACTTGACATCAATGGAATGTATGGGCAGTAGAATGCTGCCGCATCTGATTCAGATGAACCTTTGTAACCAACAGTTACATTTGCACTGTCACCTGCATATGTGTTAACATATACACGCATTGCGTTGTTTAGTGTACCAACGAACTTAGTGTTTGTTGGTGCTTCAAACGCACCTTCAGTTGTTCTTGCGAACGCTGAAGTTGTTGCTGATTGTAGGATTGTTAGTGCGAATGGTGAAACAACTGCCCAGTTACCAGCGCCACGACGTGTACGCTGAGCGATTAGGTTAGCCGCTCTGTTGATTTGAACTGCTAATGCCGCATGTTCGTCACCAACGAAAGTTGCTGTACCAGATACCGCTGCCTGGTCATATGTTTCCACTGCTGATCCAGCTAGTGTGTTTAGAGATGAAAGAATCTCTTGGTCGATTTCAGCAGTAATTTCTTGAGCAAGAGCAGCCATAATTTCTGCTTCTACATCAATACCATGCTGTGACTGAGCGTCTTGAGCCGCTTCGAATGTCCAGCGAGCTGATAGCTTTCTGGTTTTCGCTTCGACTGTTTGCTTCAAGATCTGAATGCTTAGTCTGTTACCAGCTGAACCTTCAAGTACACCAGTTGCTTCTGCTGTACCACCAGTAGCACCTGAATATGCTTCAGCTACTTTGAATGGTGATAGAGCTTCTTCACCTGCTACTGCACCGCTGGCGCCTGAGCCAACTGTATCTGAGTAGCGTACTCTTAGTGTGTGGATTTGACCCACTGGTCCAGTCATAGGTTGTACACCAACTAGTTCATTTGCAATGACTGTTGGCATTACACGTCTGATGACGGGTAAAATAACTCTGTTAAGAGTTGCGACATTACCGGCAGAAGTTGCGCCTGCAGTTGCAGATTCAGCCAAATACTTGCGAGTGTTCTCAAGTGTTGCGGCCATGACCTGCTTCTTGTTGCCTTGAAGGCCTTCAAGTAGGGCACCTTTGGTTTCCTGCCAGCGACTTTCTAGTAGTTCTGACATAATTATCTCCTTAATTTAAACCAGCTAGACGACGAATGTCAACGACATTTTCGTCTGCTTTACTACTAACGTTAGTATTTTCTCTATTGCCTGTTACTTCTTTGCCTTCTTTTAAAACTGCCTTCTGCTTCGCTGGACCCTGACCGTCAATTACTGCCGGTAGATACTTGTTAAACGCCTTTTCTAATTTTGACGTGTGAACAGATTCCAGTAAGTCTGTCATAATTCCCCGCTGGTGCTTGCTTAGTGGCTCAACCAACGAATTCATAAGTTTTTCTCTTTCAGCCGCCTCATTAATGCGTGAAATTTCTGCTTCTTTTGCTTCAATTTCTGCCTTAGCTTGTGCTACAGCTTCTTGAGCTTCTTTAACTTGTGAGTCTTTTAGATTCACAACTTTTAGAAGTTTTGCTGTTTCTGATTTTTCATTTAAGTAGCTGTTAGCGTACTCAGATGCAAAACTTTCAAACAGCTTGCGACCGAAGTCATTTCTACGTGCATCTTCAATATCTTCTTTCAGCGCATTAATCTCTTTGTTAAGAGTTTTGCTAACTGTTTCAGATACTAATTTTGCACTCTTCTCAATAAAGTTAGATTTAACTTTAGCGAGGTGTGATTTAGCTTCACGTACTAAGCGTACTTTTGTTTCTGCTAAATCTTTTTTATCTTCGTAGAACTCTGCAATTTCTTTAGTTAGAGCTTCAACTACAAATTCTTCTAGCTTAGAAAAATTCTCAGACATTAGTTTCTGGTCTTCATGTAACTCAGATACCTCTTTGCCTAACTGATCAAATACAAAAGATTTCATTAGATCTGCGTTTTCACGCATTGCTACTGCATATTTTGCTCTGGCTTCGGCAAGTGACTGACGATCTTCCTGGAATTCTGAAATTTCTTCCGCTAAACGCTCATCAAGCATTTTATCACTGGCTTCCACCATTGTTTCCTTATCATGCTCGTATTTCTCAGCGAACTCTTCGCGTAGCTCAGCAGTTACCTGCATCTTGTTTTCACGAACTTTGCTTTCCCAAGCCTCTTCAATTTGTGCTCTGACTTCTTCGTTAACTACATCGTTTTCAAAGAGTGTTTTCAGTGCATCAATCATAACGTTCTCCTAATTCACTGGAGTTTGTTGATTATGTTAATCAACGACTCTTTTAAATATTTTTGCGCCTTTTCATCGTGTTTGGTTGCCTTTGCTAGTTCGTATGCCTTGTAACCGCCACGAGCATTCATTAAATGTTCGTAGATTGGTGTTGGGTATGCGCCAGGTGCACTTGGTTGCGCCACAACGTCTACCGTAATAATTTCAAAGCCCGACACATCGCCGGACTCATTGACTTCACCAGAGCCCCTTGATGAAACACCTAGTTTAACTCCGCTTTCAAGCATTGTTTTAACTAACTGTCCCATAGGGGTTGGTAAAATTTTAAGTTTGCCATAACCGTTTGCATCTTCCATCCACATATTTGTGATCATGTGCGATACACGGTCGAGGTTAATATTAAGGCCTTCGGGATGATCAACTTCGCCAAGAACTGAATAACCAGTAGTAATTTGATCATTGAGAGTTTTGACAGCCCTACCAATTTCCTCTACAGGATACACACGCTGATTAGCGTTGCGAACGCCGCCTTGAATACAAATACCTTTCATATAAAGATCTTTGCCACCGTTGGCGTTATCGGTAGATTCAACGACCATACCTGCCTGGTCAAATGTCAAGTTCTCACTTAGTAGATTCATCACTACTCCCTAATTAACTGCCAATAGTTGATTTTTTATTGTCAGCACTTTCGCCACTGCCCTTTTTCTCAGCGCCGTGACCTTTTGGCATTGTTTTCATTGACTTAGAAGCTTTTCCGCCTGGTACGTTTACGTTGCCCATGTTCTCCTCTTTTGGAGCACTTGCGCCTGTACCTTTTGAATCTGCTTCGCCACCTTGTACAAGATTAGAAGCAGTGCCGCCCATGTCGTTTTTACCAGCTACTGGAGACTTGGTGTTATCACCATTGTCACCCATTTTTGCTGTTACTTTTTCAACATATTCACGCATCTGCTCACCTGCTGACTTTTGTGCTGATTCTTCAACACTGTCGTCATCATCTTCATCAGCTTCGAATTCGTAAGACTCTTCTTCAGCTTCTTCATCGTCGCCATCGTCTTCGCCTTCTTCGTCGCCCATGTCCATATCCATGTCCATGTCGCC